CGTTCGTAGAAAGCCCTTTCCCTTCTTCCTTGTCGACCTTTTCGGCAAGGGCTTTGTCAATATCCCCAATTTTACCTGCGGCGTCATTTGCCGCTTTTGCCGCCTCGTTCGCGGCGTTTGCAGCGTTAATAGGGGCCTCGGCATATTCTTCCTCCGTAAGTTCGGAATTCGGGTTGTATTTCTTGAATGCCTCGTAAGCACTCTCGCCGGGCAATCCAACAACAAGGCTTGACGCCTCAAGGTCGACAGTTTCCGTTGTAAGGTTATTGTCATCTTCACCACCCTCCATACAGGTCGTAGGAACTAACTCGAAGGCGTTGCAATAGTCAACCGCTGTTTGCCCGCTTTTCTGTAAATTTTCCCACATGGTAAGGCGGTACACCCCGATGGATTTTTGCATCGCTCCGGTTATGATAAAAATTGCGGTATTGCCTTCGGTGGTGAAATCGACGGGAATGTCCATATGCGAAGGCAAATGGACGAAGAGTTTCAGGTCGCGCCCTTCGAGTGCTACCTGCTCTCCATTGGTAAGTATCGGCCAATGTATCTCTATGTCCTTGCCTATCCGGATGCGTTTCATATTCCTTTCGAGCGTTTATTCTTTTTTTAGAGCGGACATGATGCTGTCGTAGAAGACTGGCTTGCACATCTTTGCGGTATCGACGATAATCGATTCCTCCTCGTCGGAAACTTCGATGCCGCCTTCGCTGTGGAGGATGCGGAATGCCAGGTCATGCGCTACGATACCGTTCATACCCATATAGATGGCATTAGCGAATTCTTTCCTTGCGTCGACAACAATATGCCCGGCGTGGGAAATGTCGGTGAACAGTTTAAATTCTTTTAAATTCAATACTTTCATTGTATATTTGTACTTAGTTAATTAAATTTGAATAGTAAAGACATCAGAGTATGGAATAAGTCCGATCTCTCATTGGTCTTCTAAACCGGGAATTATGTTCTGACCCCATACTCTTTACATCAGAATCCGGATAGTTCGTAAGGTGTTTGAGCCCGCATTCGCAATGAAGGACCAAGATGTAAGCGATGTCGTTAGAACCAAAAAACGAACGGCCATGAGGTACATTGGAATCGACGTGAGCAAGGCTACATTCGTGGTAGCTTACTCCTCCGACAAAGGCGGGGAGATCCGTACTTTTAACAACACGACCGCTGGTATCAGACAGTTTATCGGGACTCTCCCCAAAGATGGCAGTATCCACTGTGTTATGGAGGCGACAGGGAACTACAGTGCCTTGCTGCTGTATATGCTCAATGTCGCCGGAATTACTGTCAGCATGGAGAATCCGCTGAAGGTAAAGAACTTCGCCAAAGCCATGCTCTCTACGATCAAGACCGATAAGAGCGATGCACGACTCATTACCTTGTACGGAGAGAAGATGAACCCGCGTCCTTTCAAGGTCCAGGGAGAGGCCATCCTGCGGCTCCGACAGAAAAGAACCGTCATTCGCCAACTTACTAAGCAGATTACCGCCATGTCGAACCTTCGTGGCTCTCTCGCATGTCTGCCTGTCCCGGACAAAGGTGCAACTCATACCGTAGACGAAACGATCAAGTTCCTTGAAAAGAAGCGTGACAGGCTTCAGTCGGAACTCACGGATCTTGTCGAAGTCGAGTTCAGCCGGCAACTCGCACTCCTGACAACCATCAAAGGTATAGGCATAACGCTCGCCACGGCGCTCATCATCACTACCGGAGGATTCACTTACTTCCAGAATGCCAAGCAGGTGTCCCGCTATCTCGGTATCTGTCCCACTTACGAACAATCCGGAACTTCGGTAAACATCAAAGGGCATATCAACCGAAACGGAGACGCATACACCAGAGGACTTCTCTATATCGCCGCTTGGCCTGCCAGTAGGTTCAATGCCCAATGCAAAGAGACTTATACGAGGCTCAGGCAAAACGGAAAGTCGGGAAAACTCGCTATGATCGCTGTCGCAAATAAACTCGTCAGGCAGGCTTTTGCTGTTGTTGCGCACGATAAAGAATATGTCGACGGATTCGTCTCCAACAGACCTTAGCAGGAACCATTCTCCGATATTATTACTCTTTTTCCGCATTTTTTAATATAGTTCGTAATTCATTACATTGTAGGACAGTCATTGGCAGTCCAGTATTGTCCGTCTTTGTTCCACATCAGTATAGCGAGTGAGCCATAATCCAAAACTACACTCCGAGTACTACTACCAGCGTTCTGCATAATTACGTGAGTAAGTCCCCCAGTTTGAATTGTTACATTACCCTTCCCAATCTTCCTGATAAAATATATTTGTCCGTCTTTTGGTTCGGACGGGAGTGTAACGTAATTCATGCTCGCTGTGTCATTGAATACTATTGATTCATAATCATTAAGCGTCCATCCACCAGTCAATGTCCGGCTGAATAACCTGAATCCGCATATGTCCCCATTTCTCAATAATATGGCATGATTGCCATTTGGAATATCTCCTATCTGTGAATTTTCATTATATTCCCCCTCGGCCGATACATTAATTCCGATGTTGTATCTATTCGTGGCGTCATATGATTCTCTGTTTATTGCCACGGATAGCACAGAATGGTCGGAATAACCCGATGAACCTAATGGATACGCCATTGCATCAAAAGAATTTGTATAGGCGCCCCCTTTGCATTCCAGTAATACCCGCGCGGCCGACAGTCTGTTAGACCAAATTTCTTTACCCTGAGACGTTTGCGACACCAGCCAACTCTCTCCTATTTCAAATCCGCCAATCGTTCCGCTCGATGCGTTGATAGTCCCTGTAATATCGGCTTTGGTGGCAACGAATGATCCGTCCTTAGCGACCCTGAACGGCGCATTCGACGGGGTATTGCTTCCGACGAACAGGGGAATATCGCCACCCACGAGCCCTGCGATGATGGTATTCTCGGAAATGTCCGTCTTGGAGTTGTGCACCACGAACTCCATACCTTGCAGGAAGTTGATGACGGCATTCTCTGCGAACAACAGGGGCGTATATATCGGCACCATGTCGTTGAGTTGTTGCCAATATGCCGACGCGGATCCCGCCGTCGGTTTGTTGGAGTTCGACGAAGTGTGCGTTTGGCTGCACTGGAATTTCAACTGTTTGTTGTTCGCATAGATCGTAACTATGTCTATGTATCTGGGGCCATTGGAGACAAGGTCGAGGTCATTGCGGTATTCGACGCCCGACGCCCATTCCGTGAGGCGGATTATGCAACCCTGCAAGCCGTCCTTGCCGTCTTCGCCCGGGCTGCCATCATCACCCTTTGGGCCCTGCTCTCCCGATATGCGTACCGGAGTTGCCCAGCCCACCGTCGGGTGCAACAGATTATTGTTGGCGTCTATTTCTGCCTGCGTCATCCACAGATATTCACCCGAAGAGAGCGACGGCGGGGTGTCGCTCCAACCTGCGGGGGTGCGATCCGTTTTGACCAGCGCCGGCGCCGTGGTGGTGCTGTTATTCTTGGCGTATTTGAAGTCAGTATGCGGCCCCGGCTCCCCATCCTCGCCCGTTACGCGGATAGGCGTCGACCACGCCCCGGCCTTTCCGGTCGATGCGTCTATCGTAGCCTTGGACATCCACCATATACCGACACCAGTGGGCGCGTCACTCCATCCGGACGGAATGGGGTCGGAGGAAGTAGGCTTTGCTGGCTCCGTATCGCTATTTTTAAATACATAGGATGTCCAGTTCCCCGGTTGCCCGTCGTAAGAATACCGCGCCCAAATCGAGGGCGAGGAAAATGCGCCCCAAACACCTTCCACCTTGTTGCGCTTCGACACCCATTCGTAACGATATGTGGCGTCTACTCCCGTAGGGTCATCCGTCCATGGAGCCGGGGGATTATCGTATTCCGCAACATCGGGAACATCCGGAACGGTGCCCGGATCCTCGGTTTCCGTACGCGTGAATATGTATTCTACACCTTCACCATCCACACCATCCGCGCCGTCGAATGACCACTTCGCCCATAAGGACGCTGCTGAATATCCGCTCCAGTGTCCGCCTGTCTTATAGCGTACGCAAGTCCATTCGTAGGGGCGCTCGGAATTCGGGCCCGTGGGGTTGTTCGTCCAACCGCTCGGTACATATCCGTCTTCGTCGCTGCCAGACGGCGTATTCGGGGCCGTGTTGGAACTTGTGCGTTTGAATATCCATTCTACATCGGTTCCGTCGACACCCGGCGCTCCGTCGAACGAAAATTTTGCCCAAAGCGCAGGGTGTGTGAACTCGCCCCACATGTCATTTACTTTCACACGCTTGCTTGCCCACTCATAAGGGTTGTCGTTATCGGGCCCGACGGCATCGTCCGTCCACACCTGCCCGTCCGAGGTTTCGGAGGACGAGGGAACGTAATCGTCCTGCTGTGAGGTGGGTGGCTGTGCAGGGGCTTTGTATTGCGATGTACGCGCGAAAATCCACTCGTAATCCTTACCATCCTTCCCGTCGGATCCCGGTTCGCCCGATACGCGCTGAGGAGCAGACCATGATTTAACCTCTCCGTCGACAACGGTGCCGGTACACATCCATGTAGGACGTTGATCTGACATCGGGAGCGTCTCCGTAGTCCAACCTTCGGGCGGTATTTTAAGCTCCGTAGGTTTCGCCGGTTCGCTCTCCGATTTTTTGAATATGCTGACCGTTTCGAGCACCCCGTATCCGCCTAAGTATACCCACTCCTCGGCATCCTTGCCGGGCTCGGTCTTGGTACCGTCGACCAGACAGCGCCAATGTCCGTTGTTCCAATATACGTCGTCGTTGCGGTTGTATGTTTCCGTGGCGCTCCACACTCCGCGATCTATGATCGTGGGCACCTCTTCGCCGCCGGGCGTGAACTGATGAATGACGCCCGACATGTAGATGTTGTTCAGGTATGCCGAATATCCCGTCATGTTTATCCCGAATACGGACAGGTTTGACAGGTCGCCATATTGCGCGGCGATATTGGACGCAGTGAACTCCCAATCGGAAACTCCCGTTAAATAACGCTGGTATGTCCGGGTTTCGTAGCGGGAGGTCTGCCGATCCTCATTTGAGAAGGAGCCATAGCCCACGAAGGTCATCGACGCCGCCGGATGATATTGGGTGGGGTAAGCTCCCGATACCGGGCGTAGTTGATACTTGAATGTCTTGTAAGTTGTAGTGTCCAGCTCCTCGGTGATGCGGAAATAGCAGGTGGCGAACCCGGCAAAGCGCCTGTTGCCACGGCCGTCGTCATAATCTGCGGTTGCATTCTCCGAAGTGTTCAAATTGTGGAAGATGCCCATGCATATATCACCGACCCGAGGACTTCCGATCTCGCCTTCTTCGAGCTTGAGGGTGATGGTTTGGGCCGTGGTGTCGACGCTTTCGATGATCCCGGCACTTGGAGCATACCACGTATCGCCCATGGATATTTCGACACGGTTGTAGCGGAGTTCCGGTACCTCCAGGAATCCCCGAAGTTTCAGGCTCTGCATCTCTGCGTTCCCTTTCTTGTCGATTATGCCGCCAAAGCCAGTCATGCCGGATGCGAACCCCCCGAACTGGGCACCGTCGTCAAAGGTCATTTTACCTTTGAATGTGTCCGGGAACTGTTTGTTAGCGAATTCCCATAGTGCACGCTTGGCGGAATAGGCATTGTAGTCTGCGGCGGCGGTGGAGTCGTAGCGGGTGATAAGGTAGATTGAGGCTCCCGATTCGGTAACGCCTATGCGCTGTGCGTACAGGTTTGCCTTCACCTCCGATTCTATGTTGCCGATACGAGAATATGCCGTATTGTCGCCTACCGTATATGTGGCGATATATTCGTTATATAGTTTTTTTTCGTATCCCTGGATGCGCGATAATCGGCCGCTTTCTCCGAAGCGTGGATCCACAAGGCGAACCGCTTGCCCGGCATCGTAATTCTTCTTGTTTTCTTGGCAGTATACGGGATTAGTTTCGCAGTCGTATACGTCCGTGTCGCTGCTGTGTTTCGCGGCATATGATTCCCCGGCCTTCAAGAGCTCCTTTTCAGCCTCCTCGATTCTTTCTTTAGGTAGTTTTACGCCTGTTATGACAAACGTATCTCCAGGCTCGGGATGCAGGCTTTCGTTGGGGATGATAAGTTGGCTTTCACCGGAAGATTCTACTTGCGCGATGATCTCGAACTTCTTATCAAATCCATCCTCCGGTTTCCACGTCTCTGGTTTGTAGTTTATACTTAGCTCAAAATCCCGCCCCATAAGACTGCCGCTCGTGAAGGTAGCACCCAGGGTTTCGCCTTTAATCATGTCCGAAGGCCGGAACGGCGTGTCTTTGCAGTACATGACATACGCCTTATCCGTTTGCCCTTCGATGATCTCCCGGTCTACGGTCTCAATGCTGGTGACAGTCTCCGTATTCTTGGGGTATATGTCATCGAAGAACACGACCTGCTCCACAATGTCGCTTCCCGAAAGACCAGGTATTGCGTCGATATACCGCTGTCCGTTCGGCAGGCGAAGCCGAATTTCAGATACATGATTCGTTTCACCTCCTTGCGGAGCTTGCCCATAGTCGCTTGTAAGATTGCGAGTAGAGCCAAAGACGTAGAACCGGGTGCCGTAGCTCGAATCATCCCCTTTCTTTGCGGGAATGTTTTTCACTACATTCCCCTGCCTGAACTCTTCGGGGGTTCCGAAGTCCAGTTTGCCAAAGCATAACGATACGAGGTCGCCGTTTTCCTTTGTCCACCATTCCGTCTCAAAGGTTTCGGCAATCGTATTGAGGATGTCCCAGCACTTATCGCCATTGAACGATACAAGCTTCGTAGCTTTAGGATTGTCAACGGTGATTGTGCCTACCTGCCAGTTTTCGCCTCCGAGCTGCTTGTTCATGTTGGCGACGATCAACGCCGCGAAGGATTCGAGGTCTGTGGTGTTGTGAAATACGGCTTCGGGATTGTCCCCACCCAGCCAGAAGCACACGAAACGCTTCATGTGGTTTTGCTGAGCCTCGAATTTGAGAGTGTATTTATAGCCGCCGGTCTTGTTGTCGAACTCCGGGCGCACCGTGGACATAATCTCGAACTTGCGGCCTTTATATGTGATGTAGGAACCACGAGCAAATGTCGTTGGTTCAAGGAGATTAAAGGGCAGTTCGATATAGTAGTCACCCATGAGGACATATTTGATGATAGCCTCTTTGGTGACTGGCGCGTCCAATATTTCTGTTCCTGTCGGAGAGTAAATAATCATTTGCATCAAGGGCTCGGCGATTCCTCAAGCCTCTGTGCAAATGTGTGACTGTGCATTTTAATAACAATGGGGAGCAGTAAAAATATCAATAAAAAAGCAGGGATTTCTCCCTGCTTTAGTCATTATACAATGGCAGTATTAAATTACGTATGATTTTACGGTTTTAGCCATGTGCTCTGAGGCTTAACAATTAATCGGGCATTATTATAAGCCATTTTAAGCGTCAGACATGTGCGTGCGGTATATGTGTTATTTTCAATTTTATGTACAACCAATGCTAAATCAGGATTGGGGGAGTTGGGCGTTAAACATAGTGGCAACAATAGTTGAATCCTATTGCCATAGAATTGGGGCACCGCAGTTTTATAGTTCGTTCTCACTTTTTTACGAGCTTCATCAATAGCCCCTTCCAACCGGCGACGAATTTCAGCATCACCACTCCCTTGCATAGCAGCAGGGAAACGACTTAGGTTATCTTGGATGATATGATCTATATCGGGAATAAGTTCGCAGTTGGGATTAAAAAGTAAGTCTTCGGGCTTTTGAAAAAAATCTGCTATCTTGGGCAAAGATGATTTAAATGTTCGCAATAATGCGCCATCGCTTTTTTTGCAAAAACATTTAAAAACATAGGGCGGAACTCCTTCACCTTGATTTTTATTTTTGAAGAAGAAGGCAAATATTTCCTCCAGGTTTTTAGTGACAAGCCCAGTATTGAAGCAGCAATATTCGTTATTGGCTGTAAAGCAGATTTTGTTTTCTGCTCTCAATTTTCGGAAGATGTGTTCTAAATAATTTTTCAGTATAGAGTGACTTTTTCTCTTGTCATCTGAAAAGTCCCATTCCTCTGGGTCAGCAAGATTTGTAGCCAAATCATCAATGCAACTTTGATATTTTGGGAAAATGGAGAATTTAAAAAGCTCTTGCTGGAAAAATTTATTTGCAGCCATAAATTTAGTGTAGTTAGTAGCTAAAAAAATTGAGCCCTAAAATAACTATTTAGGGCTCTATACAGTTGTTTTCATTTACACATTATACGGATAGACCCGTACGTCTATATCTTATTCGTGCTGCAAATATAATGCACGTATTAGCAAAATGCAAATTTTTCTCCGACTTTTTTATCCCCCTATACTACACCGTTAAGATGTAGTTAACTACACTTTGTAGTGAGGTTGGAAGGAAATAAAAACGCCCCGCATTTCTGCGAGGCGCCCCCAACGTGGTGTGGAAATAGTGGTATACGGGGTTACTTGATCGGTGCCATCTTCTTTGGCGTTTGGACTACTTCGAATTGTCTCGCGAGGAAATCCAACCCTTTCTGCGTCACGAGGACTTTTATAACCGTGAACGATTCGTGGTTGTTGCGATCTATTAACTTCTCCTTTAACTCGAAATAACCACGGTTAATATACTCTTGCTTAGGCTCATTGCGATTGCAGAAGAATATACCGCGTTCACGGAGCCGTTGAAAGAGCGTGTTGCGGCCGAAGGGAAGGTTCAAAATCTTTGCCGCCTGCCCGACGTCGATCTTCTGGTCTGTGTCCAGTACTTTATCCATTAGTTCGGCTTTCGGGGCGAGCGCTGCGACCTGCTTGTGTGCCTGCTCCAACTGTTGCTTCTGGCGGGCTATAGTGTCATTGGCTACCAGCACGGCACGTGCCATTATTATTTCGGGCGTGTCCGTCTCTTTGGCCGACATGTATCCGCCAGTCTTGCGGATCGTGGGGAGAACTTCATCGCACACCCAGTCCTGGAACTGTTCGGCCTGCGGGAGCTTCGACCGCATGACAAGACGGTAAACGTCGGATTCGGGGATGTATTTCACCCTTTGAATGCCGCCATCGGTAGGGGTCGGCAAAATGGCGACCCCTTTACAATGTGTTGAAATTGCATCCGCTGTCCGCATATATCCTAATGATCTCGCTACATCATTCGCAAGAAACATCGGCTTGTTTTCGTCGGACATAATAATCCGTACACGCCCGAACTGTTCATTATTGAAGATTTGTATATTGTTCATAGCTGTTGGTCTATTTACATTGTGCGACATTCATCCCGCGGCCCATCTTGACCAGAATAAACGGGTCGATCTCTTTGATTTTGTTGCGGGGTGATTTTTCAGCGCCCAGCAATTCAAGATAGTAACCTTGTAGTTTGATATAGGCGTCCATTAGGTTGGAATAGCGCTCTTCGGCCTTGAAGTAGGCGCTTTCGAAATCTTGCGCTTTTCGCTCGGCTTCGATGCAGCGAGTTTGATAATCCGTTTCCGGAAGCGATTGTTTTTTCATAGATGTAAGCATTTAATAAAACAAAAAAAACGAACGGGTACTACCTGCTGCTTACATCTTTACTCAAGAGGTTGGCGCGCCATTACAGCAACGCCACAGGGTTACCCGTTCGTATGTTCAATTTCCGACACAAAAAAAGCACCAATAATGGTGCATCTTGTGCACTCTTGAGTTTATGTAAGCGTTACAAATATGGGAAATTATTTTTAATTCACAAAGGATTTTGCACTATTTTTTACATCAGGAGTAAATTTTACTTTCAAAATTTGGCGGGGGGGGGAATTTTATAATTTTGCGGCACTAACCAATACAATTAGAAATATGAAAAAGTTTTTACTCTTATGTATAGCCATTGCCTCGATGGCTTTTATTGCTTGTTCTAAAGATAAAGAGAATAATAACCTACCTTCTAAAGTCGAAAAAGACATCCTACAAGTCCTTGATGGTAAGTTTGTCGGATCACTATATAGTCCTGTTACTAATACTACTGAAACAGAAGAAATAACATTTACTCCATATTCGTCAGCCCAAGAAAAAGTGTCTGTAATTGATGGTCGAATTGTTGTTTATGGGACAGCTCATCTTGTTGAATATTTTAATGACCATTTACTTGAAATAAAGGAAAACTGCTATTACTCCGTTAGTGTAAATAATAGTGATGCTATTATTTCGTTTTACTCCTATTCAGAAAGTGGCGAGATTAATGGAAGAGAAGATAAACGTATAATATCCATAGAATCAGATAATTCATTTAAAATGCGAAAGTATGGGTTAACTGAAAATAACGACAAGACTTTTATCAAAAAATAAGTTGCTAAAACATTATTTTTGGCGAATTCGCCAAAATTTAAAATAAGCCGAGGCAAATGCCTCGGTTTTTTATTTGTGCCATCCAACGCAACGCATAAATTACTATCTTTGTGACGCGACGATACCCAGCAAGAATTAACGGCGGCTAAATATTTGGAACCGAGAGATAAAGACATGGAACTACAACCTATACAAAGCAAGATATATGAGATACGGGGTCAGCGGGTGATGCTGGACTTCGATTTGGCAGAACTCTATCAAGTGGAAACGCGTGCACTTAAACAAGCAGTCCGCCGCAATATTGAACGATTCGAGGGCGATGATTTTATGTTCGAACTCTCCGAAAGCGAGTATAACGCATTGAAAGACAGATTAAGATCACAAATTGTGACCTTAGAAACTGACGGACGGGGTAAATATCCCAAATACGCGCCATTCGCCTTTACCGAGATGGGAGTGGCTATGCTTTCGAGTGTCCTGCGTAGCGATACAGCGATACGGGTAAATAGGGCAATTATGCGGGCTTTCGTGGCAATGCGACAGATGCTTACAAATCCTCCCGTGGATCGGGTGGCTGAACTTCAAGGAGAAGTATTGAAACTCAAAGAGTACGTAGAAGAAGTATTCAAAGACCAAAATGACATTAACGAAGATACTCGGATGCAACTCGAGTTGGTTAGTGAAACTTTGGCGGAACTTCAAGCCGGGAATAAAGCCACGGAACCAAGGCGGACTGCCGGATATCACCCCAGTTATATGCAGCAGTAAAATACGAGATATTGACGAGCCGGGGAACACCCCGGTTTTTATTTGTCCAGCATCGCTATTGTCTGTTCGATTGTCAAACGGTAAAATATTTCTACTTTCATTTGCGGGTCTAAATTTTTGGACTTATATTTGCAGTAGATAAAAACGAATAAAGATGCCTACAATTTTAAACCTCTTTGGATTGCGATTCTATTTCTACTCTGACGAACATTTGCCAATACATGTTCATATCGAGTACGGCGACAACGACGCAAAGGTAGAAATCGCTACACGAGAAATAAAGTACAACCGGGGGATAAAAGCGAACGATATGCGCCGCGCGCTCGAAGTGATCGAGTTGTACGAGGCGGAGATCATCGCCAAGTGGCACGAGTATTTCGGAGAAGAGGAATAAATTGCAAAGTACAAAACATTATGATTATGGCGAAGATTACAAAAGTTTGGTTCGAGGGTGGCCGGATATACATAGCCACTAATGACGGCAAAACATACAGCCGCCCGCTGGAGTATTTCCCCATACTCAAAGAAGCTACCGACGACCAGCGCGAGGCGTGGAAAATAAACAAGTTTGGGGATGCCATCCGCTGGGAGGAGATCGACGAAGATATACACCTGTCGAGTTTCTACGCCACGGATGAACCGGACACAAATAATGTGATAGGGGATGTGTTCCGTCGGTTCCCGCAGTTGAATGTGTCGGAGATTGCCCGCACGATAGGTATTCACAAAAGTTTGTTGTCGAAATATATTTACGGCACCAAAAAACCATCTGAGAAACGCACGGAGGAAATATTAGATGCCTTGCGGCAGATAGGCCGCGATTTGGCACAAATACGCGCATAACGTGCGATAAAGGAGAGGCAACATTAAAACATGAGGTGAGGGGTGGCGAAAATCACTCCTCGCTTTTTTGGATATTCCAATTTGAAATTGTAAATTTGATTTACTAACTCACTAAATTTTATTAATATGAAGAAAATTTTACTTTTATTATCTGCATGTGTAGTATTGAGCAGTTGCGCCATCCAAAAGTATTCGCAAAAAACCTATTTGGCTGATTATAGAGAGTATACTGCTGATGGATTTACTATCACCCCAAGTTCTTCTGGGTTTACTTATGAATCCGTTGGTGATCTTAGTATTAAATTTACAATAGGCGTAAAAGATGGATATATTAATAAGGAGGCTAAATGGAAAGAAGAAAATGTATTTAAACCGAGCTATGATTATATGGTGGCTGAAATAGTTAAAGAGGCAAAATCTCTTGGTGCAAATGCTCTTCTAAATTTCAATATAACGCCTATTATTAGAGGAACCAAATATGGTGAAGTAGTAGATGGGTATATTGCTTCTGGATTTGCAGTAAAACTGAAATAAGCTATGAGAAAATTTTTAATTTCAATTATTTTAATAATTCCATTTGTCTTTACCAGTTGTTCTGACGATAAAGAAAATGGTGATTCACCATCACCAGCAGAAAAAGAAATATTACAGGTTCTCAATGGTAAATTTATTGGGTCTCTGTATAGTTTTACGACTAATACTACCGAAACGGAGGAAATAACATTTACCCCCTACTCATCAGCCCAAGAAAAAGTTTCTGTAATTGACGGTCGAGTTGTTGTTTATGGGACGGCTTATCTTGTTACATATTTCAATGACCACTTATTAGAAATAGCAGAAAATTGCTATTATTCTGTTAATGTGGATTATGATGGCGCTATTATTTCGTTTTACTCCTATTCAGAAAGTGGTGAGATTAATGGGAGAGAAGATAAACGTATAATATCCATAGAATCAGATAATTCATTTAAAATGAGAAAATATGGGCTGGCTGAAAATAACGATAAGACTTTTTATAAGAAATGAATACATCTGAATTCGCTCTAATTAGAATAAGCCGGGATTATTCCCGGCTTTGTTTTACAGTACAATCACAGTTCCGTCTTTCTTTATTGAATACTCGCCGCCGATTCTTACGATATTGAGCACGGCGTAGTCTTTGGCGGTGATCTTGGCCCGTGCGCCGTGCATCAGGATTATCGTATGGATGAATTTAGTCCCTGCCGCTTCTATAGTAGCATCTGTATCTCCGACGATACATACGTACTCTTTACCTTTGAGCGCGATATTTCCCGCATCTACATATACTCCCAGCCTTTCTAAACTGTCTCGGTTCTTTCTGAACACTTCGACCGAGGGGAAGTTGTGGTCTTGGCAGAACTCGATCCCTTGTGGGGTAAACATCAGTTTGATTAGCTCGGGGAAGTCTTGGACGCGGTTTATCTTTTTACAAGCGCCCGTTTGTAGTGCCATCGCCCGTATGGCATCTACACTCTTATTGTGTTGGGTTGTCATATATTTTCTGTTTCTGCGACCCTGTTTGCTGGGTTGGGTTCATTGAATTTTACTGTCAGTTGTGAGGTGGTAAGGTCTGCGGACATCATGTAGCTGCCTGAATTGCCCATGTAGGTCAAATGGTAAATATCCGCAGATATTAAAGGTACGCTAATGTCTATTTTGCCTCTTTTTAGTAGTTCTATAAAACTGTTGTAATTCGCCGTATGCTCTGCAAGCGTGTCGCCGAAGATCACGAATGTAAGCGTCAGATCGCGGGCGGCAACTTTCGGTTTTTCGGGGTAAATTACCTGCTTGCCGTCCTTTTTGGGGTCGTCATTCTCTACAAAATCTTTGAGGCTTGCCGGTGCTCTCAGACTTGCAATGAAACCCGATCCCATTGTGATACCCATTGCATAGGCATCGTAGCCGTTTATGAGTAAATCCCTTTTCATTTTCTTCCGTTTAATGCTTTATCTAAAAATAATTCGGCTGTATCTATCACATCATAACCTTTAGAGCTGACAAAGCCGGCGTAGTACATGCCATCTGCGAAAATAATGCTTGTTCCGGCTTTATGTTCTTCGTTGAGTACTTTATTGGTTTCAATGGCCGCCGTCGGATCTGGATGATTTTGGTCGCCAATAAATCGCCGTTTTTCTTTGCCTTCATAAGTAACTACGTAACCAAGGGCGCTGCGTAAGTTCCATGTGTGGTTTAGGTAGTCGCGTTTGCCAGATAGTAGCCGAGCTTCTTTCTGTCTTATTAATGCCTCCCGAGCTTTCTCATCCATGAAATCCACGACCTCACCTTGAATGCCGTCGATGAACTTGCTTAGGTCTGATATGTCTTTTTCAATCTTCATGGTTACAATTCACTCGTGTTACGTTTAATCGCCGCAATATCTTCTTGGATGCCTTGTAATGCAACTCTCATGGCTGCTGTATTGCCGTTTATTTCCACAATTTCCATGTAGGTCATCACAGCATATCGGAGCAGCTCATTATTTACCTGTACGCTTGCGTACATGGCTGTTTCAATATTGGCCATAGACGTTAAAAGACCGATTATTGATTGCGTCTGCGCCATTACATAGCCGCGGATGTCGGTTACTTTGCCTTGAATGTCGGTGAAACGACCGTTTAATTCATCACCCGTATCTTGCGACATTGTTTGAAAGCCTCTTTCCGTGGCTTCCTGACGAGCTGCGCCAGCATTCCCAAGTAATTCTTTTGTTTCAGCGGGAAGGCTGTCCCAAATAGCTTGAAATTCATCACCAACTTTGTTGAGATCGTCAGCAAAGTTTCCCATGGAATCAATCACACCGTCAATCCCGACAAAAACTCCATCCTTGAACCATTTGGATTTATACTGGTCAAAAATATCTCCGATACGTTCTTCAACAAATTTGCTGACTAACATTTGTTTCATGATGTCAGCAACAATTTCATCTACCTTTTCACCCCAGGCCTTAGCGGCGTCCTCACCTTCTAAAAACGCTTCTATGAAGGCATCGCCAAGCTCTTTTGCAATATCTTCTGCCGTGCCGCCGATAATAGTTTCTACAACCTCATTTATTACTTCAGCAGCTTCTTCTCCAAGTTCTTGAATTTGACGTTCCCATTCTTTTATCTTTGATTTGTCCGTTTTTTTCTTGTCGTTCTCTGCATTAATCTGCTTTTGAAGCAACAACTGCTGTTCTGCAAGATTGTTAAGTTTATCTCGGGTATCACTAAACTTATTTTCCCCCAGAAGATTGCTGTCTGTATATTTAAGGTTTGAATAGGCATCTGCTATACTTTTGATTGCCTTTTCTTCTATTTTAGCCGCATTGATTCGCTTAACGATGGCTTCCCCGAAGGGGCTTAGTTTTCCGTATGCGCTCAATATCGCTTTCGTCGCATCATTATAAGCGTCTTTTACCTTCTGAATAGCATTAAAAGAATTTTCTTGGAGCCGAATTGCATTGGCATTATCCAATTCCCATTGCAGTTGCTCAATTCTACCTTGCAGTCGGTCTATTTCCGCTTGTTTTTCATCATCATTATTAAATAGGCTGGCTATTTTAGTTGCTATTGTCAATACCGCTTGAATAATAGCAAGAATAACGGATGCTCGCTCAACAGCTTTGATCGCACTGGCGGCGGTTGTTGATGTCGTTGTAATAGCTGCCGCCGACGATTCAGTAAGAGTGACAATGCTGCTAATCATACTGGCTGCATTAGTTGCAATTTCGCCCGCCGCACTAATGACTTCGCCAGTAGTGCCCCCAACGGCATCACCAATACCCTCGAATCCATCTGCAATATCACCGAGTGTCCTCTCTAATCGCTGCCATTTCTTGATCGCATTATCTTTGGGGGCTAATTTTGTACTCGAAGCAGCTTTATCTACTGCATTAATTTTTGCTTGCGTCTGATTGATCTCACCGCGCAATTTCTGTCCTTGGGCACTATCTGATGAATCGAGGGCATTATATTCGGATTCCAGTGCTTGTAGCGATGCCTCCAGCTCTGCTTTCAGGGCGGATAATTCATCCATGGTCTTGCCTGTCAATTCTCGCACCCATTGCCCGGCTTGTACTTCAATTTCTGCTACTGCTGCATCTCGCTCGGCTTCAAGTGCCTTCCGCTCTCCAATGCTGCCAGCATTTTCGATCTTACGGTCGTAAATGTCTTTTGTAGCTTGTAGTTTTTCCCGGAAGGTTCCATACGCTTTCAAATACTCGTCCCAAGATTGTATATTCTTATTGATTGTAGATGCCAACCCTTCGGGGCTTATCGAAATAGAAGAAACGCTTGCCCGTTCTTCAGTACGCTGGGCATTATTGGCATCGTTCAAGGCTTTTATTTGGGCTTGCTGCCCCTTGGTCAATTCCCCACCTTGCAACTCCCTGATGCGCTCCTCTGCCTCCTGTATGGCACGGGCGCGTTTCTGGTAGTCAAGGTCTATTTGCGCGAGTTTCTTGGCCGTGCCCTCCTTCATAGAATCTACTTCGGCCTGCAATGCATCATCCCGGAGCTTTTGCAATTGCTTGGTGAGCTCCTTTAGATTGCGCTCTTGATCGGATGCGGCTTTTTTTGCTGCGTTTTCGGCCTCTTGGCGGGCTTTTTCCGCCTTTGCATTAAGTTCATCCGGCGTTAAGGCGGTGTACAGCTTTTCTGCTGCGGGGGTCAATTTTTCGATGCCGGCATTTATCGCTGCAATAAATGCATCGACATCACCTTCATAGCCTTCGTTTATACGCTTCCAAAGGTCATCACCATCTTTACTGAGATTTGATAATTCGTTAATAAAATCATCCCTAAACCTCCTTAAATTTGCTTTCGCCCTTTCAAAACTTGCAGATTCAGAGGTGAGAGAAAATGTTATTGGGCCCTTCCCTTTGCTGGCTTCTTGTGCTGCAGCATATGCTACTCTGTATTCTTTTAAAGCAAGAGAATAGTTGGTATAGGCATCCCCTGTTTTTTCAATAAGTTTTAAACTCTTTGCGTCCTCTGTAATAAGTTCTTGGGCGGCTTTCGCCTCTGCGACCTCGATAATTGCGTCGCGCAGGTTTTCATAAGCACCGACAGCATTCCCGACCATAACCTGTTCCGCAGCCATATTGCCGAAGTAAGCGGGGTATATGTCTTGCAGTTTTTTGACCGCTTCGGCTCTTTCTTCATAGGGCTTGGAAAGGTCTGTCGCAGCCCTATACAGCAGGTTCAATTTGGTTAATTCGGATTGAGCCGACACCGAACCTTGAGCCATAGCGGAATTAAAGCGTTCGAGTGCAGCGGCAGAGGCGTCTATCGTCGTTTTACCTTTGAACAGCGACGCTACCCAGTTGGTTATCTCCTTGCCGTAAAGGGTAAGCACGGTTACGCCGGCCACAAGCAGGGTTTGCCAGGAGAAGATCGACGATGCAATCTGTTTCCATACGGGCGTGAAGGTTTGCCCGGCTTTCTTCAATTCATCAACCGATTTCTTCGCCCGTGCTATTTCATCGGCCAGCATCGGCAGGTTGTTGGATATGGCGGAAAAGAATATTTGCGGGCCATATGCCAGTGACGGCAACTCGCGGGCAACTTGCTGAATTTGGAATCCCAGCATATTGAATCCCGAGGCATAATTGCCGACATTGCGAGTATGGACGCCCATCGACGCATCCAGTTCTTTGATCTTCGTGTCGAGCGATTCGATGTTTTTAAGCATCGTTTGCCCTTGCGCCCCCTCACGTTCCGCGTCGCTCATATTTTTATACACCGCACGCATACGGGTAAGCGCCTGGGACATTTCGTTGATCGAGCCGACGGCGGCCTTCTCCAATTTGATTTGGTTGGCGAGCTCCCGCTTCAATTGGGATATTTCCTGCTTGTATTCCTCGATAGATACGGCAGCGTCCAATACTTGCGCCCTTTTCTTTGCAGACAATTGCCCGTTCTGCTGCTCTTCCTTATTGAGCGCGGCGACATCCGCTTTTAATCGTGCGATCTCATTCGAATATAGCCTAATTTGGGCCATTGCTTTTGTTTTTTCGTCGTTAGCGGCTTTTAGCTCACTAAGCAGGTCATGGTGTGCCGCAGTTTCGGCCTGGGTTGCCGCTGTTCCTGCCGTAGAACCGCTGCGGCAGTTCCGGTCGTGGCCGATGCGGCAGCCTTGGACGCCGCATCCATTGCCTGCTGCTCCATCTGGGCGATCTTGCGCATTGTCTGCTCGACACGCGCTTCCATCTCGCCAATTTTACGGTTTATGACGTCGAATTCCTTTGTACTGTCCGGGATTTCGGCCAGTACCTGCCGCAACCGCTCAAGCATGGTAATAAAACTCTTGAGTTTATCGGTTTCCGCGTTTATTTTGAATGATAATGCGCTCATTGCTGCTCTTTATTGCCTCTTTTCTTATTGCTTCTTCTTCGGGCCATATCGGCGCCCGATCCCTGCACTATTTTTTCCTCGTCCCCTACGAGTGTGCGCACCTTGTCGGTCATCATGAGGAGCATGGTAGGGTAGTTTATGCCTTGGAGGGCTTCGTTGTAGGAGATGTTCAATTGATCCATCATCGTTGCGATAATGCCCGTTATCGTATTATTCCCGACGGTTTCAGACACTGCTTTCCGGCGTGTTTTGTCGATCTTCACCGAATCGAACAAGTCTTTGCCCGATACGATGTCGGCTATTTTCATGGTCGCGGCGGAAATCTCTTCACAGGTGGCATACCGCTTGGCGTACCACAGGAATAGTTTCTGGCACCATGAGCGCCGGAAAAGCAGCCTGGATATTGTTCCCATGGAATATTTTTGCCTTCCAGAGATCGAAACGTCTATTTTCCCTCCGGCGAATGCCCTTGCCAAATCTTTCACGAACGGCTGGTATACCCGGAATTTCAGCACCCCGAGCTTTACCGACGCATGATGCGTATTCAGCAATGACCTGGCGACAATATCCGCCGATTTACTCATGGTCTTTGGATATTGTTGCGGACAATCCCTCCATTACGGCTGCAACCGAGGCAATATCCTCAAGGGGTATCATCAGCAGTATTTTCTGGTAACAGTCGAACAACTCGTTGAATGTGCCCCGCCTCATGAATCTTCGGCGTAAAAACCACACCCTGACACCCGCGAATATGTTGCGGCTGCCGACAACCGCCAAGGCTATACTATGCGCCATCGCCGATATACATGCCTTACTCTCGTCCGGATCTTTGTTGACATCCCGCGCCGTCATGATGCGCGTTGCCGTCATGGGGGACATCTTGTATACAGTGTATCCCTTCGATGCGATACGGATACTGATAAACTCCAATTTCATAAGATTGATTTTAAGAAATAGGGGTGAGGGGCACACGCCTCCCACCCCTGGACTGCTGATTGCTTGGAGGTTTTTATTCGACGTCCACCTCCGAAGAATCGAACCAATATTCCGACGAGACCGCCGTGTTGTCGGGTTCCAGGGCAGCAGCTGCTACACCGATACCTACGGCGCCCTCATTGTTGGTGTTGCGGGCGATAACCGAGGCCTTCGGAAAGACGCAATACTGGTTGTCCTCCGTTAGGGCGATCATGCATTTTTCAATGCGCGTGACACCTCGCGCACGCTTCCATGACGTCTCCGACCCCGTGCCGCCCATGAAAGCCGCCTTGGTTTCATAGTCGTATTGCCCGATGGTAAACGACATCTGGATGTTACCCATTTCGGTGTCTTGGCGATATACGCCATTGGTGAGTTGGTTCCTGTACTCCGTGGTAGACGGCTCCTCCTCTTCGATACTCCATGTGTCTTGATGGATGTTCTCCACCTGTTTCGTGCTGACATTTTGAATGATGGTTGCCAGAAGAGTACCCGTAAGATCTCCTGTGACCTTCGCGGGGTCTGCATAATACAGCTTCTTGATTCCTACTGCTATTACTTTTGCCATTGTTTTAGTTGTTTTTAATGTTTAATACTCTGAATAGTACTCTGATGTAGATATAGTGGCATCCGAGGTTCACATCTTCTTCGCGGCCGATATTCTCATACCTGTACCTGTATGCGGATCCGTCATAAGTACCGTATGTCCATTCTTTGAATCTCGCCTTGGCTGCCCGTTCGAGTTCGTCCAGCCGTTTTAGGTTCGCTTCTCCCTTGATGTCGGGGACGCACAGGTTTACAGCAACAAAGCAATTTTCCCAATACGTGTCCGACGTCTGCTCGGGTGGTGTGATGACGACGATACGCTCTCTATTGACTTTCCCCTCGGGGATAGCCCATGAAGTGTGCATGTCCTTTATCCCAACCCCCTTACACGCCGAGAACAGTATGTTGCGCGCGTCTCCCGTTGTAATCATATCCAAAGGTCTGAAGCGTTGAAATAGTTGTTTACCTTGGCTATTGCCACAGAGCCTTCGCCCCGTACTGTGCCGGTCGCCTTGTCAATGCATTTCACGTAACCTCCTTTGGGTACTCCTCTCCCTTCGTAGACGATGTGGTATTTCGATTGGCGCACCTCCCCGTTCTCTGATACAAGGCGGACGGTTGTGTCGTCGTCGCAACGACAATCACCTATTTCCTGCCATGCATCATTTTCGGACATAGCTATCGGACGTCCCAGTTCGTCGTATTGTTTGGGAAGATCGATCCTTAAATAGAGTATGTGGGGCGCGAAATACATATTACCACAAGTTCGAAGCATCCTTTATCGAGGACAGACCAATAGAGCTGCTCAATTCTTCGCCGGGCGTGATGCCATATTGCCGAAGCATCAGTTGTGCCCGTTGCTTCATGGCGCTTTCAGACCAGGACGCCGAATGCCCGTTTTCGCTTACCGACAGAGGGTGCATTATCAGGCTGTCGATGAACTCAGATACGCGCTTGGCGATTAGTTGTTGCTGATGGTCGCTACCCGCCAGGGAGTTGGGATCGTAACCCCATTCCCTGGCGAAGCGGCGAACGCCATAGTCGGAGATGGTTCCGACCATGCTGAACTCCTGATGTATGCATTCTGCGACCGTCATGCACTCCTACGATTCTACACTCAGCGAGTAAATACCGTTGATTTCGGTAATGACGGGCAAAGAGATGGATTGCGCCTTCGTGAACTCCACGCCGTTCGAGTTGTCCGTCTCGCCTTTGCCCCACTGCGAGATGCGGATGCGTCCGTAGTTGGAGTAGGCAACTCCCGGCTCGGGGCGAAGTTCGTTATCCGCGTAAGCGTTTTTGATGACGCCGAGACGACCCTCCGGCACGAATACGAGGCTCTTGTCGTTCCATGGTTTGTACTCGCGGATCTTGCCGTTGTCCTGAATGCGCGTCATCCGTCGGATCACCTCGAATACGGGCAGGCCGTTCGATCGCATAAACTCGTTTAGGTTGGCCAGCAGAAGTGGCGACGATGATTTGTCCGTGCCGAAAATAACCTGCTTCATCTTCTTGCTGCGCAGGATGTACGAAAGCCGCTTTTGATCCAGAAGGATGCGGTCGAAGGTCACCTTCTCCTGAGCTGCATCGACAACGCCTTGGATATCCTCGAATACATCGACCGTGTCGATGTTGCCCTCCGTCCACTGTGTATCTGCTGTGGCGATGTTTTCTTGCGGCATGCCATAGTCGATATTGCCTCGCACACCTCCTTCGGGGTTGTTTTCCTGAGTGAATGAAAATACCCCTTTGTTCGAGAGGGCACCCAAGAAGATGATGTCTATTTTGGCCTGTACGGATTCTACGACCCGTTCAACGCCGCCCCACATGAGGTTTACGAGCTGCTGTTTCTTTGCCTGATCCGAGATCATGCGTGAATCCAACAGCTGGAGCACCTTCCGATAGTCTTCAATGGGCATCGGTAGGGTCATTTGGTGAATGAGGACTTTCTTGGCTATTGTAGCCAGTCCTTCAGATCCCATAATGGGTTCCTTGCCTTTCGAATCCAAGGTGGCGGCAGCTACGCTCAGATTATACGATCCGATGATCTCTTCGAAATTGAGCCCTACCGAGGGGGTGTCCCACTCCAGAAAACGTTCGTAGACATTTTGGTCGAACAAGCGCTTGCGCAGTTCAGATGCTGCGTCGATGCGAGCTTGCACCTGCTTGGTCAGCTCGCTGAAAATAGAAGAATAATATACTTCGCTCATTGTTTACCTGTCTTTTACTGTCTGATGTACTTGATTTCAGGGTTGTTTTTCATACTGTAGCCTTGCAGCCAAGTCTCGGGGATGGGGTATGCTACATCCTTGAGGATTCGCGCCCCATAAGCTGCCGAGACAGTCGGAAATCCATTGGCCTTGGTGTATTCCTTTGTCGTTTCGATGACGGCGTCCGGAATTTCATCCCCTCCGAGCAGATCAGCGCCTGCTACTGCTTCTGTCATTGCTGCGCTTAATGTGATTTCGTCGTATGATTCGTTGGCGGTGCTAATGCTCTTGATGGTGCCGGAGGAATCGCCTACTTTGACGGCATCGTTGATCTGGAACATAGAGCCCTTGATGACATGCGGTTTGGTTGTGGTGCCGCCCTCTACGATTCGTGCCGATTTGCAGATGGTGCACTCCATGTTCTCGAAATCGAGTTTGATAGGCGTTCCCTCTTTGAGTGTCGTGCCTTCCGGATAGGTGCCCTTCACGGCGAAATCACCCGGCAGCACTTCGCGCTCTCCGCGCCAGAATACCGGGAACCCGCCCTTAACTTGTGTCTTTTCGAATTTAATAGCCATGTTTGTTATTGTTTTTATTTTGCATCCGGCAGATTTTCAGCCCACATTTTGGCCTCCTCTTTGCTTTGAGCCTCAGATGTGGAGAGGGGGAATGCCGTTTCCTGCCCCTCAAGCCCTGCGGCAACGAATCGCGTTTGTATAGCCGCGAACTTTTCTTTGATCTTCGTTTCGTCCGGCTTTTCCTCGTTCATCGCAGAAGCGAGCGCGAGGATGTCGTCTAACGCTGATTCATTGACGTTTGCCGCTTTGGCTGCTGAGCGAAGAAGTGTGTCCCGTTCGGCCTTTACACGCGCTGCTTCCAAGGCATCGTACTTTGCTTTTACAGCATTTTCACGCTCTTCCTGCTGGCGTTTGTAGACTTTGAACCATTCGGGCTCTTCGCTACTGGGAGGAGTATCCCCCTGCCGCTCCCCTGTGGCAGGTTGCTCGATAGGCTTCCCGTCTTTGAGGTTATGCCGCTTCTCGTAGTTCTTGACTGCGGTCTGCTGCGCATCCCCTGCACGGTAGTCGCCGTAGCTGGTTAACACGTCCTGAAAGCCAATCCCCTCTGCTATGGTAGGTAATTGTGCTTCGTCCGTTACATTCTCCGACTTTTTCGTTGCGATTCGGTCGAGGATCGCATTGTCCACCCCCGTAAATTTGGTTTGGAGCAGTGCTAAAAGTTTTTCTTTCATATTATTTTAATTAATCTCTGTTGCAAAGATTTCGACGGGCATTTTAATAACAATGGGCAGGATGGAAATTTATACTTTTTTTGTACGGTAATTCAAAGCCTCTTTTATGCATTCAGATATCCAGCCGACCAAATAACAGAATGGCTCTTGGTTACTGCAATCAATGCGTCCACCGATATAATCGAATATCTCCATAGCCGCATGTGTAGATTCGTGGCAAACGTACTGGATATTTTGAGCGTTCGCCTTTGTGGCGAACCTGATAAGAACTCCACCCCTTTTATTTGTGATGTCGTATGTACTCTGCGTATCCGCCGCAGATGTGTCGTCCATATCTGTTATATTTTCAAACCTATCGCTTATTGCAGATGCGCTTTTTTCACCTATTACCACCCAAATTAACCGAGGATAAATTTGCGGATCAAATTGATGTATAATAGCCGTCATTGTCCTAAAAGTTTTATTCCGTCGGGGTATTGATACTTTAATTCTCGTCTTTTTTGGTCGAAAGGTTTGTTTTTGCATCCTCGTAGATGCTTGTGGCAGAGGCTTCTTTCATTTGCCTAATTCTTTCTATTTCCTCTTGGTAATTATCTGCAACACCCATTAATTTTACAGATTCCTCAAGTGAAAGCACTCCATCTGCATAGGCTTTCCCTATGGATTGCCACCTTGCAGTAATGTCTTCGTTGAAGGGCTCCGAAAATTCATGCTCGATCTTGAGGGTGGCGAGTTTGTCTCTCATATGGATATGAGTTACATTCATCATAATCGCCAAGATTAGGTTCTTTTCCCGGTCGACGAGTTCGTCGTATATCTCTTTTCGATTATCACGCTTGATATATCCGAGAACCATTGCGCGCTTAATGGCTTCACCGGACAAAGTCCCCAATCCGACCATTTTTTCTGGGGTGAATTCCGGAGTGAAAGTATCGAAAAGTATAGATTCTTTTAAATCCGACTTTTCCTGCTGCCTCGTTTCAGACGACATAGGTGGATTAAGATATTCAAACCGATCATCTTTGCTTGACAACTTAATCCCTTTCCCTGGAGAATCAACTGTGGGAAGACTTTTGATAACCGCTGCGGTGGCAATGTACATTGGATCCGCAAAGTAATTGTTGGTGTCTGCGGTTTTTGAGTCAATACTTTCTTCCCGGTCAATTCGGGGCTGCAATCCATCCCATGCCGTATTTTGCTTGTAATAAATGATGTTAATTTTACCAGTCGGATTAAGCACTGGGGTCACATCCCAACCTATTTTGGCTTTTCTTCCCCGGAATATAAAAGTGGGTGTGTGAATGTCGAAATGCTCTACTGTTCCGGCGCCCTCCTTCAAATAATACCCACATCCAAATGCGAGGAGGTTACCATATTGGTCGAACATGGGGCGCAAGGTATATCCGTTAGACTTCGACAGCACAACTATTTTCACCCAAGGAAGCCCCGTTGCCTCGTCCCTGTAAATGTGATACAGCTTTGCACTTTGGGTTTCTGCTCCGGCCAGCCGTTTAGCCTGTCGCATCTTACTGTCGAATCGTATTTCTCGAAGGAATTGTTTGTAAGCCGAAAATGCATCGGCATCACCGGATTCGTCGGATACCTTCCATTTTATCGGATTTCCAAGCAGGAAGAACAATTCTACCTCATTTATATAACGCTGTCGAGTGCGGGGCAATTTCTCCGTGCGGTAATCTTCTTGTCCCTTTCTCTTTTTATTTCGACGCTTCATTATAGCGTGAAGTTTCGGATTGTATTCGTATATTGCCTGCATTGCTTCCGCGTCATGGTCTTCCATCAAAGACATCGCCTGACTGATGTCTTTTGCCTTGATAAGCTCCATTAAATCCCGCTCAACACCTAATGCATTGAGCGTTTTATTTTGAAAAAATGTAAAAAGGCGATCTAAAAAGTTCATTGTTTACCAAATATTAATATCACTTAAATCATCGTCTTGTATCGGTGTGTTGCGCTTTTCAAAGCATCCGGTCAGCGCATCGGGGGCATCGTCATGCGCATTGCCCCCTTCCTTCATATATCCCATAATGGCCTGATAGAATTCCGGCCATCTCTTATCCCAATTTGTCGGGAAAAATGTCATGTTGTTGACGTCTGCTGACTTGGTAAATATGCGTACCTGCTTATTATCGGTCTGGGAAAAGCAACTAACCGTTGTGTGGGTAATGTTCATCTGGCGAAGGATGCGTTCTACATTGCGCGCAAAGCCCCGCCCTCCGTTATTGCTTTCAATATTAGCCCATTCCGTCCTGTTCCTTGCAAGCATTTCGGCCGTCTTGGGTTCGGTATACTCCATGGGCTTTTTTGTGTAGAGCACATCGGTCACATAATTTCCCTCGGGTAATTCGTCGTAACATATCGAACATAGATAGTCGCTTCCCGTATCTGCTGTATCGGTGTAATTCTTATGCGTGCAATCTTTGGAGTAGGGGATAACGTCGTATGTTCGGAATTCACGATACATTAATCCCTCAAGAGGCTTGGGATTCTGCATGTACTGGGTCTCAAATATGAAGGGATCCGCTTCTTGGTATCGCTTTAATTTATCAAGCGCGAACCGATCCTCCCAAAGTGCACGTTCGGTAGGTAGCCCTGCATCTAAGATTGCGGGGAATTTGACAACATCCCATTCTCCACCTTCCTCTATCGTGCCTTCAAGCTGCAATAAGTATCCGCAAAAATCATCTGGAGCGAGCCTTTGAGCTGTTACAATGACCGGGGTACGAACGTCATTAAGACGGTTCTTGAATGTAGAAGTCCACAGTTCGCCAATACGCTCTTTGGTAGTACTGGAGTAGCTATCCTGAGCCTTCATTGGGTCGTCAATACTCATTGCACCGCTGAATTCTTGTGCTCCCAGTTTACCGCATCCAAACCCTGTTATTTGACCCATAAAGGGAGCCGCATACATTACACCCCCGCTTGAGGTGGATATACTTCCTTTGGCATTGTTGGACAGTTCGACATTTGGGAAGAATGCGCGGTAGTTGGGATCCTCCATGATCCTTCGTATGTTCGTAACATTCCGGGTAGTGAGTTGATCGCTACTCGAAAGATGCATGAACTCGGAACGCGGATTGATGGCAAATCCTATCGCAGAGAAAGACACGACGGCTAACTCTGTTTTAGAATGTCGCGGAGGAATGTTAAACATGAGCCTATTAGTCGGGTGTTCTCCACGGAGTACTTGGTCGAGTTTATGGCATATTATTCGATGATGGGGCGCAATCCGAAAAGGTTGTTTGTTCACAGCCTCGAACATTACAGCCGTAAATGCCAAGCACCCTTCCTTCAACAAGAAGTCACCTACACTGGAATAATCAGTCATCGCTCCTGCTCATTTGTATTAATTGAAAGAAACGATCTGTATTGAATGTCGGCTGCGGAAGGTCATTACCTTTAGTGTCAGTGTTGGCAGTTTTCTCCGGGGCATTGTATCCGAGCATGCGGTTGATGGTTTCTATCGCCTTGCTTTTGTCCATCAATTCCACGACGGGGCTACCTGAACGGTCAATCTTTATGGACTGGATTAAACGCCGTTTTTCAGGCGGAAGAGATTTTAGGTCTTGGAAAGAAATTGAGGGAACCTGCCGTACGCCATATTCGGTTTTCATATCAACCATGTCGGCATCGACAAAGTCGAGTACGTCGGCATTAATGATGGATACATTAAGCCGGATTAGCTCCTCTTTGGTGATAAGTTCTTTTTCGGCTAATTGGGCTTGAAGTTGTTTTACCCTTACCGTAACCTTACCGTTAGAAAGCAATTGAGATGCCTTGACAGATATCACATTATCTGTCATTCTGGAACAGTCATACGCAAAACGATACGCCTCGGATGCGTTGCCGCACTCGAGGTACTTGTTGCAGAACTTCTCCTGCTTTATCGTCAGCTTCCCTTCTGCCATGAAAAACAATCTCTCAGGGCAAAGGTGGGAGCAGGCATTTTAATAACAATGGATTCCGCCCCTAATTTTTGAGGCTTTTATCTTTGGATGGATTGTTCTAAAAGTTTGTGTTTTCCTCATAGGGAAAACTTACTTTGGTGGTGTTTATTGTTCTAAAGGTACAAAAAACCGTTACGTGAACGACTCAGATTTTGTGTCACTTTTTTATTGCTATTTAACGCATAGCGAAATGATAGATATTCCTATACTTACAAGCGAAACTAAAAAAGCTGCCCACGCCCACCGTCTATTGCGTTTTATTTCTTGTATTGACAATTCCCTAAATTCACGCTCTTGTCGAAGGGTTATTTCGCGCTCCTGTTGTTGGGCAAATATATATTCAGCACCACCATTATCAATTAATACTGCTGTGTTGCACGTTTTTTCTAATGCCAAATTAGATTTGCGAGTGGCCTCATATTCGACCAACGTATTCATTACTCTATCAGCCTGTGCTTCGTTCTGAGCTAATCGGTAAACATCAACGATAAGTAATGATTTACGCGGGTCGTTTATACTCGACAAAATTTCGTTTGTAAACGAAATATCCTCTTTATGAATCATGTAGTTACTCTATTTTTATATTGTATTCATTATCGTAAATGTATATATGCACCTTCTTGGATTCCCGCGTCCCGTTATATTCAGTGCGGGTTACTTTTAATAAATGGCTATCGGCTTCCTGTTCTAAGTATTCAACTGCATACCGTGGCGCTTGGTCATAGGAGCCCGTATATTCATCGAAAATCGCTACTTCCTGAACGTCGGATAGTTCGCCATGATCGTAAGCCACTAATTTGATTGATTGATCTGGACTTGTATACGCGAGCCAGGATTCTACATCATTAGGGTTTATGAGGATGCGAGATTGCGTATAATCTGCA